GGTCAAGCAGAAGATCCTATCGAGCGACACACCACCAAGGTGCGAGTACTAAAGAATCGATTCAGTGGCTTGACAGGACCAGCAAGTATGCTATACTATGATAGGTCTACTGGAAGGATGACTGAGCGTACAGATGAACCACTCTAGAACTTTAGTAATTGATATTGAAACAAACCTAAAGCATGACACCATCTGGTGCTGTGCTACACAGGATACAACTACAGGTGAAGTGAGAGTATGGACGGAAGCAAAAAGTTTGAGCGAGTATCTAAGACAGGACGATCTATTCGTTGGACACAACATCATTGGGTTCGATGCACCGATATTGAATCGGCTATGGAACTTGAAGATTCGTTCGAGCCAAATGAGAGATACACTGGTGATGTCGAGACTACTGAATCCAAGCCTAGAGGGAGGGCACAGCCTGGACGCATGGGGAAAACGGCTAGGGAATCACAAAGGGAACTTCACGAACTTCGACTCAGGTCTGAGCCAGGAGATGATTGACTACTGCATCCAAGATGTAGGGGTTACCACACAGTTGTACAAGTTACTGACCAAGGAGTTAAGTGCATGGGATCAAAAGTGTGTAGACCTGGAACATCAGGTGGCAGTGATAGTATCAAGGCAGGAGCGTCATGGATTTAAACTTGATTGTGCGAAGGCAACTAACTTGGTGGCGACTTGGAAGACGATGCTCTCGTCAATCGAAGAACAACTTCAAGTAGTCTTTCCACCCATCGTGACTGAGAGGATCTCTGAAAAGACAGGCAAGAAACTCAAAGACGATGTCGAGGTGTTCAACCCTGGGTCTCGTCAGCAGATTGCAGCTAGGCTGATGTCGCTGGGTTGGGTGCCAGACAAGCACACAGAGAAGGGACAGGTAATCGTTGATGAAAAAGTCTTGGCAGGAATTGATATTCCAGAAGCAGGATACATCGCTGAGTACCTACTCGTTCAGAAACGGGTGGCTCAGGTTGAGTCGTGGCTTGAAGCTGTATCTAAAGAAGGAAGGGTTCACGGTAAGGTCATCACCAATGGAGCAGTCACAGGACGAATGACACACCATAGCCCTAACATGGCACAAGTACCTAGTGGTTCTAGCCCCTGGGGTAACGAGTGTCGAGGGTGTTGGACTGTAGATTTAGATAACTATCTATTAGTTGGGGCTGACGCTGCAAGCTTAGAGTTGCGTATGTTAGCTCATTACATGAGGGATGAAGAGTATGTTCGAGAAGTCTGCGAAGGTGACATTCACACCAAAAACCAAATTGCTGCGGGTCTTGAAACAAGGCCACAGGCCAAGACATTCATCTACGCATTCCTATACGGGGCGGGGCCAGCAAAGATCGGGTCAGTTGTGGGTGGTGGCAAGAAAGAAGGGCAACACCTCATTAAATCTTTTCTGGATAACACACCTGCGCTCAAGGCACTTAGGGCAAAGGTTGAAAGGATGGCTGCGAAAGGCTGGTTACCTGGACTCGATGGGAGGAGACTTCACATTCGTTCCGCACACGCAGCACTTAACACGCTACTCCAGAGTGCGGGTTCGATTGTAATGAAGCAAGGTCTGGTGCTACTAGACAGGAAGATACAGGAAGAGAAACTTAATGCTAACTTCGTTGCCAATGTCCATGATGAATGGCAGTTGGAAGTACCTAAAGAAAGTGCTGAGACTGTTGGTCGTCTTGCGGTTGAGGCAATTAAGGAAGCAGGTGTAGTGCTTGGGCTTCGCTGTCCTATGGATGGAGAGTTCAAGATAGGAAAGTCATGGGCAGAAACTCATTGACTTATTGTAGTAGTATGGTATAATAGTTACTTAACTTTTGTTCAGGAGAACAACTATGGAATTGAAACCTCTTAAGATCGAAGCCGACATCATGTGGGCCTTCCTTGACACACCAAACAACATGTCTGGTAAGTATCAGGTAGACCTTTGCAACCTCTCTAAGAGTGCTATCAAGGCTCTCGAAGACTCTGGTGTTAGTGTTCGTAACAAAGAAGAGAAAGGTTTCTTCATTACTGCGAAGTCTAAGAACTACCCTATCAAGGCTGAAGACACACAGGGTAATCCTGTTAACGCCAAGGTGGGTAATGGTTCACGAGGTATCGCACTGATCAAACCCTTTGCTTATAATGTAAATGGTAAGAAGGGTGTAGGAGTTGGTATTAATAAACTCGTAGTCACAAGTCTGGTAGAGTATACTGGTGGTGAAGCACTTGACACTGCGGATGTTCTGTAAAGAATGAAAGCTCTGTTAGATGGCGACATCTTTGTTTATCGTATTGGCTTTGCTTCTAACGAAGAGACAGAGAGTATCGCTATCTCACGAATGGCTGTGATGTTGGAGGATCTAGTGATGATGCCTAGGATAGAAACATATCAAGGGTATCTTACTGGGTCCAACAACTACCGCAAAGAGATAGCGAAGGAGGCACCCTACAAGGGTAATCGTAAGGCTGATAAACCTGTACATTACAACCTCCTTCGTGAGTATCTTGTTAAAGGCTGGGACTTTGAGATGGCAGAAGACCAAGAGGCTGACGATGCCATAGGTATTGCGGCCTACTCAATGGACCCTCACGACTATGTCATCTACTCAATTGACAAAGACCTTGACATGATTCGTGGATGGCATTACAACTTTGTTAAAGAGAAGAAGTATTATGTGGACGAAGAAGATACCCTGCGTACTTTCTACAAGCAAGTTCTCACTGGAGATAGAGTGGACAACATCCCAGGTCTCAAGGGTGTGGGTGACAAGAAAGCAGAAAAGATACTTGGGGAAGCTAAGAATGAGAAAGACTTATTCACCGCAGTATTAGCAGCGTATGACAACAACATTCTCCGCATGACTGAGATGGCTCAATTACTCTGGATTCGTAGGAAGGAAGAAGAAATATGGACACCACCAAACCTCTGATCTATGTAGAGTGGATTGATGCTGTTGCTGATAGTGGTTGGGCTGTTGGTAGTAAAGCTGAAGTACACCCTTGTATAACTGTAGGCTTCTTAATCGATGAGAATAAAGAAGCATTATGTTTAGCGTCTACCATATCTAAGGAGGACACCAACTCAAGAATGCACATCCCTCAAGCATGGATTAAAAATAGAAGGAGACTGTCTGTTGAAACCAAGCAGCGCAAAAGCAAAGGGAAGAACCTTCCAGCAGTGGGTAAGGGATCAGATAATAGGAGTCTTTCATCTTGAGTCAGACGATGTACGCTCAACGAGCATGGGTGCTAACGGGGAAGACATCCTCCTCAGTCCCACTGCGAGAGGAAGAACGGGCATTTCTATTGAATGTAAGTCGAGGGATAGAATTGCCGTATACGGTTACTATGACCAAGCGAAAGAGAACGCAGGAGGAAAAGGAGAACCTGTCTTGTTTATTAAACAAAATAGGTCCAAGCCCCTGGTAGTAACAGACGCTGAATACTTTTTAAAATTATTGGAGAAAGCAAATGGATGTTAGACATACACAAAGTTTTAGTTATAACTATACTGATGATCGTGAATATGAAGGAATGAGTGATGAGTTTCCTTTACACACATCGAGTAATAAGACATCTGTCTTTGAAGACTGTGCTCCCTGGAATGCAGTGCTAACAGACTTCATTCGTTTTCTTGAGGGCATCTATGGTTACAACATCTCTGAGCAGGTGCAGATGAGTACGATGTCAGAGCGCATTGCTAAATCAAACTACTTTACAGACACAGACGAAGACGACCTAAAATGACAACGCATTTAGTACTTCCTGACATGCAGGTTAAAGATGGTGTGGACCTGTCCTACCTTGATTGGGTGGGTCAGTACATTGCAGACAAACAACCAGATGTACTCGTTAACATTGGTGACTTCTCAGACATGCCTTCTTTATCCTCGTATGATGTAGGTAAGAAATCATTTGAGGGCAGACGATACAAGACTGACATCCAAGTAACACGAGCAGCTATGGATCGACTACTAGCACCTATGAGGGAACTCAATGAGCACCAACGAAAGAAGAAAGAAAAACAATATAGACCCCGAATGGTACTCACGCTTGGCAACCACGAAGAGCGAATTGCCAGAGCAGTCGAAGGAGATCCTAAACTCCACGGCACTATTGGTCTCGATGATCTTGGATACACAGAGGCTGGTTGGGAAGTGTTTGATTACCTTAATCCTGTTATTATTGACGGCGTGGTATATTGTCATTTCTTTACATCAGGTGTGATGGGTAGACCAGTAGCTTCTGCTGCTTCACTGTTGACTAAGCGACACATGAGTTCTGTCATGGGCCATGTGCAGGGTAGGCAGATTGCCTATGCCCATCGTGCTGATGGTAGTCAGATCACTGGTCTGTTCTGTGGCTGCTGCTACTTGCATGACGAGGACTACTTAGGTGCCCAGGGTAACAACTACTGGCGTGGTATCTGGATGCTTCACGAGGTAGAGAATGGTAGCTTCGATGAGATGCCTGTCAGCTTGAAGTATCTAAGGAAAAAGTATGGTTGATGTTAGAGACAGACAAGTAGGAGGAGACCATTATAAGAGTACCCACATTGAACCTTGGGATGTATTCCTTGATTGGCAACTAGATCCCTGGTTATGTAATGTCTTGAAGTACTGTCAACGACATCATCGTAAGAATGGTAAGCAGGATCTAGAGAAGGCTAAGCACTATCTAGAGTTTGTACTTACCAACTATGATTTAGTTGTTGACAAGTATTACAAGAAGTGATATAATAATAGACCAACTACCGAAAGGATAATAGAATGTACTTCGTTAAACTAAACAATCGTAAACTCTCCCTGAAGTTCTTTGTTCGTGGTTTCCAATCTTATGAAGCTGCACGACAAGCACTTCGTAATCTCCTGCGTAAGCAAGGCCACAACATCAACGAAGGCTATACTAAGCTGGGCTACAAGATCAGCAAGCTAGCTTAGATAGTTATCTAATAGTTATGACTCTAACTTTACCTGAGATTTGTGAAAGGCTAAAGCAACTAGACGAAGTAACTTTATTAGAAGCACTGGGTATAACATCAGAGGATTTAGTAGATAGATTCTCTGATGTAATAGAAGATAAAGCTGAGCTTTTATTAAAACAAATAGACTGGGAATAACAATGGATCTATATCAGAATTTTATTGCTAAGTCTCGTTACTCTCGTTTCCTCCAAGGAGAGAATCGTAGAGAGAACTGGACTGAATCTGTTAATCGTTACTTTGACTTCATGGAAAACAAGCTTGAGATCGATAACAACTATGTTGTGCCTCAAGCACTGAGCACAGAGCTTCGTAACGCTGTCGTTAACCTAGACCTTATGCCATCCATGCGTGCTATCATGACCGCTGGCAAAGCCCTTGAGCGTGACAACACTGCTGGTTACAATTGTAGCTACATGCCTATCGATGATCCTAAAGCATTTGATGAGGCTATGTACATTCTACTATGTGGTACAGGTGTAGGCTTTAGCGTGGAGCAGAAGTATGTCAATCAACTACCTGAAGTACCTGAGCAGTTGTTCGATAGTAAGACTACTATTGTTGTATCTGATAGTAAAGAAGGATGGGCAAAGAGCTTTCGACAACTCCTGGCTCTACTGTATTCTGGAGAGATTCCTAACTGGGATGTATCAAAAGTTCGACCTTCAGGGGCTAGGCTTAAAACCTTCGGTGGACGAGCCTCTGGCCCTGGTCCGCTTGAAGAGCTTTTTAAATTTACTATTGCCAAATTCAGATGTGCTATTGGTCGGAAGCTCACATCACTTGAGTGTCATGATATTCTCTGCAAGGTCGGGGAAGTTGTTGTTGTGGGTGGGGTACGAAGGTCTGCAATGATCTCCCTGTCGGAACTAGAAGATGATAGGATGCGCCATGCAAAGTCAGGCAATTGGTGGGAACAGAATGGGCAGCGTGCCCTCGCTAACAACTCAGCAACTTACGAAACTAAACCAGACATTGGACAGTTTCTGCAAGAATGGACTAGCCTCTACCACTCTCATTCTGGAGAGCGAGGGATCTTCTCTAGAGCAGCCAGTAAAGCTCAAGCTGCGAAGAACGGACGCAGGAATCCTGATTACGACTTCGGTACTAATCCCTGTTCGGAGATCATCCTAAGACCCTATCAGTTCTGTAACCTAACAGAAGTAGTAGTTCGTGCTGAGGATACTGTAGAAGACCTAGTTAGTAAGGTACGGTTGGCTACAATATTAGGGACATACCAATCCACCATGACTCACTTCCCTTATCTTCGTAAGGTGTGGGCTAAGAACACTGAGGAAGAGCGTCTACTTGGTGTGTCATTTACTGGTATCTTTGATAACAAATGGATGTCTTCTGTCTGTGAAGATACCCAACAAGCATTGGAGAGTTTAAAGAATGTTGCCATTCAATCAAATAAAGAAATTGCAGATGCCCTTGGCATCAATCCCAGCGTTGCGATTACTTGTGTTAAACCTTCTGGTACTGTCAGCCAGCTTGTTGACGCTGCCTCTGGTATTCATCCTCGACATAGCTTTTATTATATTCGCAGGGTTCGGGGCGATAAGAAAGATCCTCTTTCGCAGTTCATGACCAACCAGGGTGTGCCCTCTGAGGACTGTGTCATGCGTCCTGATTCTACTGTGGTGTTCTCCTTCCCACAGAAAGCACCAGAGGGAGCTACGCTGCGTGATGATCTAACAGCCGTTGATCACTTGGATATTTGGTTGATGTACCAGCGTCACTGGTGTGAGCACAAGCCCTCTGTGACCATCTCTGTCAAAGAAGAAGAGTGGATGGATA